GGTGAGTTGGAGCGACAACAGCGCAGATCGCTGGTTCGCTGCCGGATCGCATAACAAGCTGTTTGCTGTCTCCGCATCCAGCACTGTGCGCGACATCACCCCGGCTGGTCTGACAGAGGGCAACGTTGATGCTGAGGTTAACCTTGGCTACAGCGGCGGCTTCTATGGCCTGTATCCCTACGGCACATCGCGGCCTGATGTGGGCGTCTATGACGAAGCGTCAACGTGGAGTTTGGACAACTGGGGTGAATACCTCGTTGCATGTTCCTACGCTGACGGCGGCATCTACGAATGGGATTTGGATGTAACTGTTGGCGCTGAGACCGTCACCAACGGCGTATTCGCGGCAGATAGTGACTGGACCAAAGGCACCGGCTGGACGATTGCCGCTGGCGTAGCTTCGTTCTCTGGCTCTGCCGTCGCCGCTTTGTCGCAGGTTCTAACGCTCGTGAATGGCGAAACATATGAGGCCGTGTTCACCCTGACAAACGCGAGCGCAGACGAGGCGCGCATTGTCGTTACAACCGGCTCTGGCGATGTGCTAGACGCCACCTATGGCAGCGGCACGCATCGGGTGCGCTTTGTGGCCGACGACACCAGCGCCACGCTGAAATTTGAACCGGCAGACGCGGTGGCTTCGGCGTTTGACCTTGATGATGTGTCGGTCAAAAAAATACCTGCGGCAGACATCATCGCCAATGCGCCTGTGAGCAACCTCGGCATCTTGGTGACTGAGGAGCGGTTTCTGTTCGCCTTGGGCGCTGGCGGCAACCCGCGCAAAGTGCAGTGGTCGGATCGTGAGGACAACACGACTTGGACGCCCGCCGCGACAAACGAGGCTGGCGACATTGAGTTGCAGACGGCTGGCAAGATCATGCTGGGCATCCGCACGCGCGGCCAGTCGCTGATCCTGACGGATTTGGACGCTCACACGGCCACCTATCAAGGCCCGCCGTTTGTGTATGGCTTTGAGCGGGTCGGCACATCCTGCGGCGCGATTTCGCGCAAGTGTGCTGTGTCGGTTGACATTGGCGTCTTCTGGATGGGCGCGCGCGGCTTCTATGTCTTTTCGGGCGGTCGCGTGCAGGAAGCTGCTTGCGAAGTGGCTGACTACGTTTTCAACAACCTCAACGTCTCGCAGATCAGCAAGGTCTATGCGGTCGCCAACTCTGCATTTGACGAAATTTGGTGGTTCTATCCGTCAATCGGCAACAACGAGTGTGATAGCTACGTTTCCTTTAACCACAAGGAAAACCACTGGTCGATTGGGTCTATTGCCCGCACGGCTGGCGTGGATGCGGGGACGTTTTCTAAGCCGATCTGGTTTGGCACTGACGGCAAAGCCTACAACCAAGAGAGCGGCGACAATCGCAACGATTTGGCTGTCTTTGCCGAAAGCGGCCCGTTTGAAATCACGGGCGGCAACAACGTGATGATGGCAACGATGCTTATTCCTGACGAAAAGACACAGGGACAAGTGACGACCACATTCAAGACGCGGTTCTATCCGAATGACACTGAGCGCTCTTATGGACCATACAGTATGGCAGCGCCGACCGATTTGCGCTTTACTGGGCGGCAAGTGGCGATGCGCGTGACTGGTGCGGCCAATGATAGTTGGCGCTGGGGCGTGCCGCGAATTGAGGCAAAGGCTAGGGGCATCCGGTGAGATTTGGCGTTCCCCCTGTTGGCGCGGATATTCGGCTTTGGGCCGAGGACTTGCGGCGTTTTCTGTCTCGGTCGTGGGACAGCCTTAGCTACAAGTCGGACGAAGCCACGCCAGCGGCTGACGGCATCATGCTGTGGGACAATACGAACAAATACCCGGTGGTCTCGCTGGATGGCGAATGGCGGCAGATTGTCATTGCCAATGGCTTTGCGTTCCTGACGCAAGACGCAGACATTACGGCTGCGGCATCGGACACGGCTTACCCGATTGTCTTTGACGCGCCTGCGGCTGGATTTGCTGACGGGATCAGCCTCGGCGCATCGCCAAATCAAAGCCGGATCATCTTTGAGGAAGGCGGGCTGTATTACGTGACTTTCACGGCACAGATTTACAGCACCAAAGGGTCAAAGGTATCGTTTTACTTTTGGCCTCGGCTAAACGGCGTCGATGTGGCAGCGGGCGCAACGCAAGCAACGCTACACGACAATCAACAGACAAAACCCGTAACCAAAGGCGCGATTTTCAGCGTGAGCGCTGGCGATTATCTGGAAGCGTATTGGGCGACAGACTCGCACGCAGATAGCTTTCTGAACGCATTCGCCGCGACTGCATTTGCGCCCGCCACGCCATCCGTATCGCTGTCAATTACAAGGATCAGGGCTTGAACATCATTGAATACTGCCGCCCGTGGATAGAGGATGCGCTGCAATACGGCGGCGGAACCCACACGTTTGAGGACGTTGAGCGGCGCATTTTGGAAAGCAAGCTGCAATTGTGGCCTGCCGAGAGGGGATGTGCAGTCACGGAAATTGTGATATACCCTAGAAAAAAGGTTCTGCACGTTTTCTTGGCGGGCGGCGAAATGGACCAGATCATTGATATGATCGACAGCGCCGTTGAGTGGAGCAAAACACAGGGCTGCACCAGCATGACAATCGCGGGGCGACACGGCTGGAAGCGAGTTCTGGAAAAATATGGCTACAAGCCCGTTCTGACGGTCTTGGAAAAGGAGTTTGAATAATGTCAGGTGGCAAGGGCGGCAGTTCCACAACCTCGGTGCAGATACCTGCGTGGTTGGAAAGCGCGGCGCGTCAGAACATCGCGCGCGCCGATCAGATCGCGCAAATCGGCTATGTGCCATACTACGGCCCGGACGTTGCGGCTATGACGCCGATGCAGCTTGCCGCTGGCGGGAACATCAACGCGGCGGCATCAGCCTTTGGCCTCGGCGCTCCGACTTCGCCAATGGCCGGTATGCAGCCTGCAATGAATTACGGCGGAATGGCCGCGTATTCTTCTGCGCCGCTCTATGAGCAAAGCGTTGCGCAGCTTGCCGCAAGCCGCCCCGGCCAGTTCGCAGCACTGCAAGCGCCGTTCTTGAACCCGATCACGGGCGCACCGCCTGCCGCGCCGTTTAGCGCCAACTTGGCCTTTGCCGATCAGACAATGGCCCCGCTGATGGCCCCTGTTTCAAGCGGTGGCGGCGGCGACAGCGCGCCAATGGCGATAGCACCGGCTCAGAACAATTATTCCCCAGCGTTTGCCTCAAGCGCATTGAGCGCTGCACTTCCCGGCGGCGTCAACGACCCGTTTCTGACGAGCGCCCCCAGTCAAGCCATCGCGGCGGCGACCAACCCGTCATACACCGCGCCGCCCGCTGACTTCCGCCCCGTGATGCGGCCAGATCGCGATAGTTCGCCAGATTTGAGTTTCGGCGCTGATCTTTCTCGGTCTCTGTCCGACCCAAGCTATGACCCGCCCGGTAACGTGATTTCGCGTGCGCTGGGAACTGTTAGCCCCAACGCCCGTGAGGGCGACAGCATAGGATTTGGAAAATAATGGCTGGTGGTTCTAATCCCGCAGCGGTCGCTGCGCCCGCAATTGGTGGCAACGTCTTCCAGCAAGCGGCTGGTGCGCAAGCGCAAGCACAGCAGGCTTTGGGCGGTCTGGCGAACATGCGGTATTCGCCTATGCAAGCGGCCCAGATGGGACCGGCTGCAACGATGCAATCTGTCGGGCAGGTGGGCAACGTCTCCGCCCCCGGCCAGATCGCTGTAAACCAACTCGCCACAACCGATTTCTCTGCGTATATGAACCCCTACACGCAAGAGGTCATCAACCGCACGGCCCGCGACATTGGCTCTGCCCAGCAGCAGGCGATGAACCAACTCGGCGCGCAGGCTGCGGCGGCGAGGGCGTTTGGCGGATCACGGCAGGCTGTTGCCGAGTCTTTGACCAATCAACAATTCATCGACCAACTCGCCAGAACGTCTGCCGATCTGCGCGCTCGCGGCTTTGAAACCGCATTGCAGGCCGGTCAATTTGACATCGGCCAAATGCAGGCCGCTCGCTCGCTGGCATCGCAGCAGCAAATGCAGGCGAACCAACTCAACCAGCAAGCGGCAGAAATGGCTGCGGCGCGGGAGCAAGCCGTGCGGGCTGGCAATGTCGCTGCGGCAAATCAATTCGCCACACAGCAAGCGCAACTGCAACAAGCGGCCAATCAGGCGAACTTTGGCGGTCAATTTCAAGCCGCTG